AGTTGTCGCGGCTGTTGTTGTAGTTGTCGTTGTGGTGGTAGTAGTTGTTGTTGTAGTTGTTGTTGTTGTTGTTGTCGTAGTAGTGGTTGTGGTTGTGGTCCCCCCAATAAAAAACCAGTTTGACCTCACCAGACTCATGTTGAAGTCAACCTTTCCCTTTTCAGGGTGAAGGCCAAATCAGCGTTCGTTCCAAGACTAAGACTATGTAGTCTAAGGGTTATAACATCCCCAACCTCAAAGACGTTACTTCCCCCAAGATCAAAAGTGTAAGTCCCCTTAGAAGTCGAAACACTCGAATCTCCAGATCCAGTCATTTCTGTCCCCGCACTAGCTCCGTAGCTATTCTTGTAAACCTTGAGTGAGCAACTCCCGGATCTCATCCAGTGGGTAATCTCAAGAACCCGACATTTGAACTTTACATCGATGCAAAGGATGTAGCTCTTAGCCGCAGGGTACTCTATGTGACCATTGAGGTCATCTATACGAAGATTCTCATCCGAGACGATATTGTCACTCGTGAAACGGCTAGTCAGTCTCCGAAGGTAGTCAAGGAGATTTTGGTGGAAACGATCGACTTCCACCTCATCAAAAGGACGAGGAGGAGGCTGAGGTAGTGGTTCTCCTGAGAGGATCTTGGAAAGTGTAACCTCAGTAGTCATCAACGAGGAGCTCCCACACGAACCCAAGCCCGACCCCAACGGAAACGAAATTGTTCCATTGAGTAGAGCTTGAAGCGGACGAATCTTGAGGACACGTCAAACAGGAATCTATAGGTCTGGAACTCTCCAGTCAAGGTCTGTGTTGAAATGTCTGTCCACGTCGCACCGTGGTTTGTCGAGTAGGCCAGAGTCACCTCAACTCCAGCGAGATCAACCTCAAACTCAAGCCATCTCCCTAGAGTTGACTGGGAAACCTCAGGCACGACAAGATCAGGTGTCTGGTAGAAAGCTGTATAGGCTGTGTCACTATCTCCAGCATCATCAAGCCCAATGGTCTCATCCCACATGAAGACCTCAGATCCAGCCCCCATCATCCTCACAGGGAAGTCAACCTGCCCGGCTTCCTCAATCCAGATTCCCTCCATATCAACCCACGCAACATCAGGGTAATCACTCCATCTTGCTCCTGTCTCCCTCACGTAATAGCCGAAACAGGTTGGGAGATCAGTTGTCTCAAGATGAGACCATTTGAAGTCACGAAGGTCGTAAATGTTGTAGTCGAGAGTAAAAATCGTTCCACCACTCAGGTTGCCTGAACCGTCATCGGTGGTGGGAACAAAGACGAAGATCATCCTCTTAACAACATCATTGAATGCAAAGAGACTCGAACCATGCTGGAAGTTGATTTCTTCTTTGTAGAGGGCTCGAACAGCATCCCCGATCGGGCGAATTGCTCGACCTCCATCGAAGAAGTAGAAGTTTTCTTGGGAAGCGAAGAGATGGGCAGGACCAAAAGATGCAATTCCTCTCGGACTCACGAGCCTCACACCTTTGGGGATCAAGACTTCAGAAGACAGAATTGTAGGATACCCTACAAGGGTGAGAGAAGCAATACTGTCATCGGAGTAGACAATGAGACGGTCCCCAAGAGGCTCGATCCGCTGAATGTCTCCAGAAAGGCTTGGAATCAGGAGAATACCAGAGTTATCGTCGTTGAATTCTTGGAAGTCAGACGTGTCACTCCATGCAATCGTCTTCGGATTATCACTGGCGAGAGTGATGTAACCGAGAACCATGTAGTCGAAAAAGACTTCCATCGTCCGACAAGTCTCAAAGCCCGTGAACTCGGGGCACCACAGATAGAAAGAGTCAGAGGAACCATCCCAATACCTCGGTCGATCCCTACCATTGGTGATGTAAAGACGGTGGTAGTCATCGTCTGTCCCAACGGCGTAGTCGATGTAGTCTCCAGCCGTAGAAGTCATCTCACGGAGAACTCGGATGCTGCCATCACCTGTTCCAGGATCAACATCCTCATCGACAGTGATCGTTGTAGTGCCTCCAGCGTGAGAGGATGAGGCTACGGTGTAGAAACCATCGTCGCCTGTTGAGTCATCCACTCGAAAGATTGTTCCGGCAGTAAATAGAGCTTCATGGTCTCCGGCCACATCAAAAGTATCAGCCACGGCATTAGCTCCTGTCACAGGGTAGGAAACTCCCGTGATGAGACCATCAACCGCATTAGTGGCAACTGATTCTCCACCACCTGTGTCAACATAAATGGTGGTCAAGTCGTCTCCAGAGTCATAAGACGGCTGCCTCACAACATCATCATCAACCGTGTAAGTACCATCATTGCCAGTAGAGCCGGTGACGACGAACTCTGAAAGGAGTCGAAACATGGCCGTGTGGTTGCCAGAGATTTTGAAGTAATCCACAAGAGCACTGGCCTGCTGAATGGCATGAACGGACTCCGTTGCTGTTACATCATCCCACTCACCGTTTGAGTTGTCGTAAACGTATTGGCGATCCTCCGTTACAGCCACAAACTTTCTCGTCCCATCGAGGAGCTGGAAATTGATTAAAGCCATTACGTTCTGGTCAAGGTCTTGGGCAACAAGTTCCTTGTAACCAGAACGCTTGAAGGCCACACCATCCCGGATGAACATGTTGTCGATCTTCGGGGAAAACGACGGGTCTAGCTGGGTTGCAGGGACGTCTGTCTTAATCCCACGAAGGGGATGGTGAAGAGTGATCGGGATGTAGCCTGAGTCGGGCCTCATGGAATGATCGTATACTTGAGGGTACAATTCCAGTCTGAGTTACCAGACTTGATGCGGAATCTTTCTGATCCCGCAGTAGACTGGTCAATGTCGATAACAAAGTAAGCTACCTCTGGAGTACCTCCGTCAACCCAAACTGTGCCACATTCTATATTCGTATCATTCTCTCCTGTTCTCGCAGCCACTGCAAAGCTCGGACCCTTGTCAGAAGAGAAGATAATGCCGTTGATTGGGAATTGTATGTCCACCCAACTGCTGAAGGAGTCTGTCACAGCGAGACTATTCCGGAGAAACATGCTCTTCCATACTTGGCCGCTGTTGAGGAACCAAGGAGACCGTTGGTTGACGATCGCTATCCGTCCCTCATCGACCGCGTCAAGAGCACCACCATCAGGCTTGGTACTCGGCATGTTGTCCGTATCAGCAGGATGGTAAGCTACAGCACTCCCCTCAAGATGTTCACCACCGGCTGAACTACCCCCAAAATCTGTGTGTTCCTTCTCCATGCGAATCCGCACACCTTTCCGAAGGTCACGGATCTCAGCTGCACCAGCACTCACGAAGTCGGTATCTTCAGGGTTGGCTTCGTCCCAGCCTGTTCCATCGCCTAGGGCCATCAGGGGGTTCTCCTTACAAAAGGCATCAAGTGGAAGTTTCCAGGTACTCTTGTGCCCATTCCTCTCTGGTCTGCGATGTGGTTGACGGCTGGAGAGACATCGGCACGGCGGAGTCCTTTCACCAGATCAGCGTAATCAGCTCTCCACTGCGTGGCATCTTCATGCTTCTCAAGAGCCTTGAAGGTCCAATAGGTGGCATAGGAGATGATGGCCTCTTCGCCTCCACGAATTAGGATCTCATCCGTATCAGCCGTCAGATCAGGATGGAGACGATAGTAGCTGTAGCTGTAGTTGTAGGCGTCGTCTGGGTAGGGGACGAAAAAGACCTTTTTCTCCTGGAGATAGCCGATGACGGGTTTGTCTTCTGAAAAGGCCGAGGGGTCGGGATACCATTTGACGACCCATTTCTTGGGTCGGATATCGAGTTGGTAAGACTGAAGGCCGTCCATGTACCTGAACTCAGACAAGCGTTTGTAGTCTGAGGCCAGGCTGACGTAGCCTGTTGATGCAGTCATGGTCCCCGACCCCTCAGTCAAGAGGTCTTCCCACAAGAAATCGGCCGAGAGTTTTCCGAGAGCGACGTTGATGGCGCTGTTGATCAGCGTTGTCTTATCGCTCCTCCCGGTCGTTTCAATGACAAGGTCTCGGATGTCTTCTCGATCCATCTCTTGGGTCCTTAGTAGGGGAAGTCGCAGTAGATCTCGTAGGCGGACTCGTCGATAACCCAACCGCAGACCTGTTCAGTATCTGCATTAGGGACTCCGATCTCACCATCGGTCGTGTTATCAACAGCCGAGAGGGTAAGGTTGTCATTGCAGGCAGCGTTGAGGAGACCACTGACGCCTACGGCACGACCCTTGATCTGAATCCAACCATAGGAGCCATCTGCGATGATGGACATGAAGATACCAGCCGCAATTGTGGTGCCGTTGGTCTTGTCCATCGTCACGGTACTGGCAGCGTAGCCAGTGTCATCGATGTACATCGCGAGCTTACCGACGACAGCAGCGACAGAGCCATCACCATTGTCATACTTGACACACTTGTAACACCGCATGACATTGTTGTCAGAGTCCCACTCCCATCGAATGGAGCCAACGGGGTCTCCATCACTGACACTAGACCACGTGTCGGTGAGTGCTGTCTTGAAATGTTGCTTGAGAGGCATTGGGGGAATTCCTTTTGAAAGAGAAAAGGGAAAATCGACACATTAGCCTTAATCTTCGTACTCAAGACGCCCATGACGACGGGGCTGAGTCGTGATGAGGTTGGCACACAGAATGATCTGGGCCGCGCGGTCGAACTCATAGGTGATGGGCTTCCAGTCAGTCATGTCGAACCACAACATCGGGTCGTAGACGAGCTCGATGAAGTCGGTGTTGAGCATGAGCATAAAGCCCGTTCCGTTCTCAGGGGTGCAGTCCTTAGACCAGATGAGCGGCTTGCCCTTGAAGCGGAGAACCTCAAAGCCAAGGTCCGCAAGGCGATTGGACTCATCCTTGATGATCTGCGAAATGTCAACTGCGAAGGTCTCGTAGATCTCGAAGAGATCCTGAGTGCAGATCAAGAGATTAGGCGGGCTCTGGTTGGCGTGGATGGAGTTGTAGAGTTTCTTCATGTCGTCGAGGAGGTCGTCCTCTACACTTGCGTCTGTGCCATCGTAGTAGTTGTTGCCCCACCAAGGATTGGTACCACCAGAGGGCTTATAGACGCCGTTGGACTCCGCAGCCCAGGTGTTGGCACGGGTGATGCCACCATAGGTCCCACCATCGTAGTAGCCACTGTAGTAGGAGGGAACAAGGTCGTTGAGGCCTTGGATTGTGGCATTCGCCTCGGTGGAGTCGTGAGCACTCCAAATGTCGGACTCAAGTTGCTGTTCGAGGGCATCTCTCGCAGCAGTGATGCGGTTGCCGACGTAAGACTTGATCTTAGATGGGCCTGCGTTCTGCTGGTCTTTGATCATGGAACGCTGGATGTTGACAGCAATGTACTTCCAGTACCAAATCGCCATCGTCTCCAGATCGGGATCGCCGGGGGTCATCACATGGCCCTCAGTGACATTCTCAGCCGAAACCGTTCCATAACGGATTGTGCGAGTAATGATCTCGGAGCCGGTTTGGGGCGTCAAGCAGCCTGCTCCGACGAGGGCTGCCCACGTCACGGTCGCACCGAGGATGTTGTCAATCGCTTCCTCTCGGATCTCGTACCAGGTGGTTACGAAATCGTCGTCAATGGTGCGAGTGAAGGAAGGAAGTGAATCAGCCATTTAGTTACTCCTGTCGAGAAGGCAACTTCTCAAGGCTGTCTGCAAGCATATCGTTCCAGCCTTTTCGACCCCTCTCGTACTTGGGTTTCTTGGGAAGACCTCTCCGCACAGCCGTCGCAGACACCGGTTTCTCGGTCTCTGTCGAGGGTTGTGAGAAGTTAAGGTCGTTTGCACGGCTCTTTGCAATTAGGTAGAGTTCGTCCATGTTGAGGCCTGGAGTCTCTCTCGCAATCTTGGCCATTTCACCACGGTACTTGTCGAAGTCATTGTACTTGGCAGCTGTCTTCTCGATTTGCTGATTGACTGTCTGACGCTGGAATCCAGAGGCCATCTCCTCAAGTCCTGCGAGCTTCTCGCTCAGCGGACCAACAGTCGAGTCAACTCGCTGTTCGATCAAGTCGAGGACTTTTTTGATGGTGGGATCGATCTCATCGTCGTCGCCAATCTCTTCAGAGAGCTTTTTTCTCTGTGGAGGCTCAGGCTCTTTCGGTTTGCGGTCAGTCACCTGGACGTCTCTCCCTTCTCTCCGTGCTGCGATGACGGCTTGGATTTCAGGGTCACTCATCATTCCAGCAATGAACTCACTCGCGTCGAACCTAGGAGTCTGTTGGGTCTGAGGCTGGGTCTCCTCCTCAGTCTCAGGAGTCTCATCATCGGAAGGCTGCTCAGGTTCCTTCGGTTTTCTTTCAGGGTCGATAGACACGGGCATTTTTCAAATCCTTTTGTGGTTGTGGCTCTTGAGGAGCCGCTTCTTGATTTTCTGCCGTCCTTTTCAGGCGTTCGGCTTTGATTCTGTCCAAGGATCTCCTTCGAGTCATCTTCGCGTACTCGACATCAATCGAACGATGGATCCGACGGAGGTCTCTTCGATTTACAGGGCCTTTGAATTCAACTCTCCATTTTCCATTTGCTTCAACGAGGTTTACTTGCTTGACATCTATCACAATAATGCTCCACTTGAGATTCCGTGTTCTCTACAATAGTCTCTGAGCTCTCTCCTTGTCATGAATCGTCGAGGGTTTTCCTCAACGTGCTCCAGCACTAGTCCCTCCTTGGGCCAGGTTAAAGGAAAGATTACCGAGCCCGCCTTGACCATTGGAACTTTGCAATTGGGGCAGTCCGGAGGCTTGTCGTTGTCCGCCTCTGCCAGGAGGCCCCGGTAGTCCGCCCATTCCTGCTCCAATCCGCATAACTCGCATCGCATCCTGAATATCGGCATTCCATAACCTCGCAAACTCAGGGTCGTTGTATTGGTCACTGATGTACTGGCGAAGGGCAACAGGATCGATTGAAGGATCCTGTACGAGATAGGTGTAGAGCTGGAGGGCTTCCATCCGTCGTTGTCGAAGCTCTTGATCGTCGGTGAAGATTACCTCGTAGGAGTAGCGAGACTTCAAGGCTGGTCCTGTGATTTGCTCCCACTCCTCAGCCTCACTCTCACCTACCACTTGGATCCACCGAGGGGTTGTCCAGTGGTTGAAGATGATGCCGTTGACGGTCTCGATAATCTTCTCGTAGAGCCGCCCGATGGCCTTTCCCCTTCGGCTCATCCGAAGGGCTGAGGCTGTGTCGACAATCTTCGCCTCCGTCGCCGTCCTCCGGCCTCCTGTAAACTCTCCAAGCTGGTTGCGGCTAAAGCCTACCTGCTCCCGTGAGTTCCTCCGCAAATGCTCCTCTTCAAGGATGAGGGTCTGGTCAGGGTGGGTCTCCATCTTGATGACAGCCTTGTTGAGGTCTTGGCCTGCCTCGATAGAGGCTGCAGCTCCTACGTCTGGAGAAGTGAGTTTTGCGAGTTGCTCATCGTTGATCACGTCTCGGTCGTAGAGGAATTTGAGGACAGAAAGACGTCGAATCTTTGTCCGCTGGACCGCGAGGTCGCTTAGCTCGATCTGGAGATGTCGCAGGTAGTAGGCGTCCGAAGTGGACCAGAGTGAACGACTTCGGGGAGTGAAGACGATCTCTGCAAAGGGTAGTCTGTTCTCGATTTGAAGGGCGTTGATGTCGTTTCGCAAGAAGCCTGGGTGGCCTGGAGCAATCGCGTAGATCCGGCCAGTTCGGCGGTCGTGGATCTCGTAGAGCTCGACGTAGGCTACATCTCGGGAGGTCTCAGAGGTCATCCCCCTTCGAGTGTAGGGTCTGCCGGTTGGACTGTGAGCAACTCCGCTTCTTGCCACACGGATTGTGCTCTTGTAGGACTCAACAAAGTCCTCCATTGAAAGAGTTGGAGAGAGTCGTTGGGTGTTGGAGTATTTACGGTCAGCCTTTAGGTCGTCGATGTGACGGACGAAGCGGTGGGCGACCCAGGGGCAGCTCTCGATGGAGATCGTACCCCAAGGTACGACAATGTCGTGAGGTGCGACGGCCTTTACCCAAGGCATCCCAGGTGCTACACCAGAATCGGTCTCAAGACGACGCTCGCCCTTTTTGTCGTATTGGGTGAGGGTGAGACCAAGCTGGAGGAAGCCTCCAAGATCGAGAGATGGGTCGAAACCATACTCAGAGTCGTAACCCATCTTCGTGAAGCCTGTTCCAAAGAGAAAGGCGTGGAGGGTTGCGGTATCCACAGCGTCAGCAATATCCAGTTCTCGCAAGAGGACGTTGTCGACGCTTTCTACGAGGCGAACCTTTGAGACAGCTTCTCGTCGCTCGGGCTTTACGATGTAGCGTGGCCTTGGGACGTTTAGGGTTGATAGGAGAGAGTCTCCGATTGACATGAGAATGTTCGGACCGTCGTTCGCCATTGAGGGATGAACGTTGTAGTACATCGCCTCAATCTCAGCCCACGTTGATTCGATGCCAAACTTACGACGATAGTCGAGGCCATCATCGATCTCGTTCTGCCACTCTACAGGTTTTAGTTCTCGGAAGGGCATTAGTTAGGCATTGTCCTTGGAAGGCTGGAGAGAGAGGGAAGCTCAAGGGGTTGAAAAATGGGAGAGGCCAAGCGGTCTCGGTGGCGGGAACGAATGTTAGCGACTGCGGCCTCTACGGAATAAGCGTCAGCTGGGTCGATAGGACCTCTCTTGACCTCTCTCTTAGACTTTGTACGACGCCAGAGCTGCAATTGCATCGCCATTGCGTCGATCAAGTCGTCGTGGGCTCCACGAGGGAAGCTCAAAAGCTCCTTTACAAGCTCTCGCATGTAAGGGCGGATGTGAACGGCTCCAGAGCCGAAAACGGGTTGGAGACCCATTATGAAGTCTTCCTTGCGGGTCTTTCCACCTCTTTTAATTGGCTCCAGCAAGAAGTATTGCTGGTTGCGGCGCATCAGATCCTTAAGCCAATAGTCGATGGACTTTTGGTAGGCGACGTCTTCATAGCCGACGACGATTGGTCTCCATCGGAGTACGTGGTCGAAGATGGCTGCAGCATGCTCGCCAGGAGAGCAACGAGCACGGAAGTAGTCGAGGACGTAGATGTAGCCGGTTATGAGGTCCTTACCGCAGGTCATCACAACGGAGTAGTCGAGCATCTCAGGGCGACCCGTAGAGAGTTCAGGGTCTGTCGCAGGGTCAATCGTCGTATACACCTCAAGGCTCTGGCGTGGAGGGATTAGCTCGTATTCCCTGATCCACTCACTTTTGAAGACCATATCGCCTGAGCGAACAGGGTTGTTGAGCATTAGGGTGTTGAAGAAGTAGATGCCGAGAGTTCGTTCAAGGTCGTTTAGGGTCTCCTGGTCGAAACGCTCGGGGTAAGTGACCTCTCCTCGGATGTCACTTTCCCCATCTTCGTTCTCCAGACATGACCTCGTGGTCGTCACATAATTCTCGGTCTCTTGGATGTGGGAGATTAGATCGTGCTCGTACCACCTCGTCCCAACAACAATAATGCGGTCGCTCTTGGGATTTGTCAAGAGGGGTGTCGCGAGACGATGCCAACCCACAGCCTTTGTGACGTCTTCGTGGGTTGGAGCGAGCATCTCCTCACCAAGCTCATCAAAGTCTGGAGCGACGGTGTCGTCCTCGATGATGACGTTGTAGTGACGGGAGACACTTTGGCCTCGAACACCGATGCACTCGAAGGTTGACTCGGGGTGGGACTCCTCCCTTGTCAAACAAAGGGAGTCGGCACTCCACACAGAGCTTCGCCCTGGGAGGACATCGGGCCACAGTGTTCTCAGGAATTGGTTTTTCTCAAACTGATCTCGGATGACGCGGAGCTTGGCTCGAGCGTTGTCACGGTTGTTCTGGGCGAGAAGAATGCGGATATTGGGGTTGCGGACGGCTGCCCAGATTGGGAAGCTGATGGAGCAGAGGGTGGTCTTGAGCCAGCCTCGGGGGAGGACAAAAAGAACCCTTCGAAGGTCAGCGTTCTGGAGGGTATCACAAACGGAACCGTGGATGTGGGGGACGAGCCAGTCAAAGCCGAGAATGCCTTTGGCAAAGAAGTAGAGACTTCCCTCAGCCGCTTGGCGGAGTTCGTCTAGGTCCAGGTTGGCGGTTGAGGGTTCAGAAAGTGAATCCTCAAGCGGGGCTAGCATACCAAAGACCTTTCATGACCGACAACAGCATTCGCTACGCAATTAAGGGCTTGTTCCCAGTCGACCCTAGCACTTTGCCTGTCGTCTCCATCTCGTACCCTCACAAAGACGAGCTCAAGAAGCTCGTGGACGAGAGTTTGTTCGAGAGTTGGGGCTGGATTCTTGCGAAGCCCTGCTCGGCGATAGTCTAAGTCTGCAAGCTGAATACGAGCAATTTTCATCTCCAAGTCATAGGTTGTCACCCCATACTCGTGGTCAAGATCCGACGCAGGGACAACCTCAACATCAATCCTCCAGTCCGTCAGACGGAAGAGCTTGGTGTACTTCTCTATCATTTCGTTCAATGTCTTCTCATCTACTAGTGTCATTTCTTCTTCCTACCACGAGGTTTCATTCCATGCTCCACACCCCTCAAGAGCCTAATGGCCCTCTTCGCAGTCTCGGGTGTCCTACAGGTTTGTTTGACGGACCACTTCCCACCTTTTTTGTGGAGGACCTTGTTGCCATCACGACGGTAGGGCATCTTAGTGGTCTCTTTCTTCCAGCTTGATCAGCCTTTTCTCGTGGTCAACGTAACGCTGATAGCTATCGGACTTCATAACCTTCAGGTCAGCCGCAATATCCGCCAACACTCCTCTCAACTCCGTGTTGGCCAGTCGAAGGGAGGTCACACTGTTTTTGAGGTTTTGAATCACAACCGCCACAGAGACGGAGATAGTACAGAGACCAACCACACCACCAATCGTTGCCCAGATTGGGATTGAGGAAGGTGGAAGGGCTTGGGCTCCTCCAACAGCAAACCCACTAGAGGTGAGAGAAAGGATGGCAATTAGAGGCCCCTTACGCATGGGTGGGCTCCCCTCCATTCTTGTAGACACAAATCGCAGGGTCTCCCTTTCCACTCTCCCTCCAATCGAGAAAGCGATCCTGAAAGGTTTCGTCGATCTCCATCGCGTGAAGGTGTCTTACCTGGATTGTGGTGTCGACCCACACCTGGGCTCCAGCCTCCACTTGCAAACGCCACACAAACTTAGTGTCCATGCAGGCAAGACGACCCTGTGTCTTTTGGTCGACCGTCTCGTAGAACCACGGACGTTCGAGGGCGAGAAGGTGGTCACGATGGAACATTAAGACGCCTGAGCCGATAAAATTGATCCTCTGGACCTCTCCATCGGCGGGATCGATCAATTCGACGATCTTCTCAGCATCGTCGATTTGCTGAATCTTGAGGTCACCGTTCCCAGAGTATGGAAGACGGTAAGCCATCGGCTGGAAGGGCTTCATGCTGGTTGTTGAGATATAGCCCCTCGTTGGAATGAGGGCTGAGATAACCTCACAACCCTCGTTCCATCGTTCCACGAGTCGAAGGAGCATATTGGAAGGGTGGATCTGGTCTGCACCAACAATGCAAATCAGATCCGCTCCCCACCCAACAGCCTTTTCGCAGGCCTCAATGTGTCGACGTGCTGGACACCACCCAGCTCCCCTGAAGAACCTTGTCTCGGCAGCCTCAGGCTGCCCGAGTGGGTTGTTGATAGAGGAAGGGTGCTGGAGGTCGAGCATTGCGTCGACGTAGCGAGTCCAGATGAAAGGACTGGCCCAAGGTGTGCATACAGCAAGTTTCACGCTTGGAGTCCTTACGCAGGGGTTGTGCTCGGGACACGAACGCCAGCGGTTGTCTTCGTCACGTCAGTGCCAAGACAGCCACTGAAGAACATCCCCTCAATCGTCGTCCCCACGATCTTCTCGATGGTGGTGATTGCGGCGTGGGCGACGAGATGGCAGTCGATCATCGCACCAAACTGGTTCGCCACAGAAGACTTGATGGTGAGGGCTGCAACTGCAATTCCAAGCATCTGACAACGCTCGATCAATAGACCTGGGTGAGCGTCGGCCGGGATGTCGATGATGTTCTCGTCAATGTCGTACTGGAGGTAGTTGAAAATGCAATCGCTGATTCTCCAGTTCGAGCAGCTTCCAGAGCCTGCCTCGAACATGATAGCGTTGTCCGCTCCCGCAGCCGTCCCAAGAAAAAGGCAATTCTCGATGATGCCACGGTGTCCACTTGCCACAGTCACCACATCAACTGGGGCTGCACCACTCTCGAAAGAGCACTTGTTGATGTGGACATCACTCTCTGCGATGTTCAAAAGGGCTGTGCAACTCGCCGCACCCACAAAGCGGAGGTTCTCGACGTAGACGTCGTCTGCAGTGATGGACATAATGTCGATCGCAGTCGAGCCATCGTGGGTGAAGGTTGGTCGGTTCTGGCCGACACCAAACCCGAGAATGCGGACACCGTGGTCGACTGTGATCAGGGTTGCGACAGTCTCGGCATGGCCTGGGAGGACAACAATGGTGTCGTCATCTCCCGTAAGGGCTGTGATGGCTTTTGCAAGGGTTGCAAAGGCGTGGTCAGGGTCTTTACCATCGTGGTTGTTACTGCCGTTTGTGGAGTCGACAAACCACGTCGACCCCACCGGACCACCGCCAGAACGAGTGATGGCCCACTCTTCAGCAATCTTGTTCTTGATCGCTCTCGTGTTCGCCATTTGAAGATCCTTTCACTGGTTGAGGGCCCTCTTCAGGGACCGTTTCACTTGTCTTCCCCTCTGGGAGGAAGTCTCGAATCACTTGCCCGCTACAGAGTGCTTGGGCTTTCCGATGTCCGAGCCCCGATCCGAGGAGGGACGTTTCACGAACATCTCCTTGTTCGTCTTGGGAGGCTTCGGCTGAGGGGCCGTCGGCTGAGTGCCTTTGCTGGCCATTTCTGGACTCCTTGAGAGCTGTGATGAGGAGCTCGGCTGTCTTCTCTGAGATTTGGATACCGACTCCATCTGAGATGCCCCCCGACACGTTGTCGTTGGGCTTTCCAAGGACTCGATCAAGGATCGAGCCACTTGCTCGAAGCTTGATTGAGTCATCATCTGAATCGAGCAGCTCGACTTGCGTCTCAGCAGCCCGAGTGCTGTTTTGCTGGAGGATTGAGCGAGCCTTCGACTCGAAAGCCTCCTTCTCCTCCGCCACCCCTCCAGCATTCCTCACTTTCATCCGACGGTTGAACTCTGCGATGAAGAGGGGTGAGCGAGCGACGATCTTTACCGTGTGATGGCTGCACCCAATGATCTCCGCAGTCTCCCGCTGGGTATACCCCGCCACAAGGAGATCAACCATCTGAAAATGCCGAGGGTTTAGTCGCTTCAATTCAAATCTGTTTGTTGATCCCACTAGATTACTCCAAGAGCGTGTGCTCCCCCACCGCTATCCTGAAACTCAACCCGAAGCTTAGGGGGGTGGTCTCCTGAGATGCCGTGGAAGCGGAGATCATCTATTCCAATGCCAGCTGGGAATGCGAGACGAAGCCTCAGAGCTCCACCTCTCGAGTCAATGGCATCTTGGACAAGGGCCACGAAGTCCGTTCCAGTGTCGATGGTCTTATAAGCATCCGTACCACTGACCCTTGTTGCCTCAAAGTCATTAGTGGTGCTGTAGTCTACATCTGCACCCTTTGCCCCAGCGGTGTCCCAAGCCTCATTAGCAGAGTTGTCCCACTCGTTCCAGGTGGCGTCCTCCCAGTCCCATGTTTGGATCATCCTCGCAACCCAGATCTTTTTGGTGCCAGTGTTTGTGGTGATCCAAAGCCGGAGCTGGGCGGAAAGGATTAGTGCTCCAACGGGGATGGAGACTGGAATCTCAAGAAGGACTACCTTCTCAGACAACCCCGAAGGAACGAGACGCATCGAGGCACCATAGTAACTGGTGTTGGGGTTGCTGCTATCAAGGTAACAGACATAGGTTGGAGTGGCGGTGTACCTAGCCATCTTTTGGTCCTTCGGCCTTCCTCACCCCATCCCTCAGGGTGAGTCCCCCAAGCCCAAGGAGGCTGTACACAACCTCCTCCGTCACTTCTGTCTGGGTGAGGGCACTCACCAAGAGATAGCCGAGGAGAGCTGCCATCACGATATAGGTCTTATTCCCATTGAGCTTCATTTCTCGTCCTTTCTGAAGAAGAGGGGAATGGCTCCTCCAAGGAGACCGAGGAGATTCCAAGGCGGAGGCAAGGTTGAGGTGCCGGCCGAAATGGCCGCTCCAATCTCGTCTGCCGAAGGCCCTTCCACATCAAGGTTGACCGGAGTTTCCTCCCCTGAGGGGTCGACTGTGACTGCCTCCATCTCTCCACTCTCCGAAGGCTGGACGGTGGCCTGCCCGAGAGGCTGGCCGGCGGAGTCAACAGGCACTGTGATCTTGCACGACGTGAGCCACACGAGGGCTGCGACGAGGAAAACCCAAGAAAGAGCTGTGAGAAGGTTTTTGAGGAAGAGGTCTGTGTCTTTCATTTGGAGTCTCTGGTTGAGGGTACCGAACAAAAGGCGAACGGGAAAACGCCGTCTAAGGCCACCGTTTTTCACCCGCCCCACCCCCCGGCCCGGCCCGAACTCGCCCGCACGGCCCGCCCCCGCCCCGCTGGGGCCAAGCTATCTATACGGCCTCTCGGGCAGCCCGCCCCACCTTCCCTGATCTCTCCTGCCTGAGTCTTGCTCACGTTGAGGTCTCCTGGGGCTGTTTGGACCGACCCCCCGTCCATAGACCGAACGCGGCCCGCCACTGTCGACGGTTCGCCCGAACCCTTGACTATGACTACAGGTCCTACGCATCCACGGGGGGCCTAATGCTGAAAGCAGCTCCGGGGGGTGGGGGATGTGTCCCCGTTGAGGCGTTAGGGTAGGAGGCGAGACTTCCCGATTTCGCCCTATATTGGCGGGTCGGCCGAAAAACGGCCCGCCCGACAAGTGAATATCGAGCCGGGTCTTGCGTCGGGAAAGGAGCCATTCCCATGACTACCACCCGTCCCAAGATCGAGTATCGCCAGCAGGATGGCTTCAAGGTCGGACGCACCACTGCCACGATGACTGTGGACAAGGGTGGAGAGGCCGAGAAGACCTACACCAAGAAGTACGACTATCCTGTCGTCTCCTTGGGAGACCTGCCCGATGAGCTGGCAGCCTTCGTGACCCAGTACTTCGACGGCGATCGTGCGTCGGCCTCCGATGCCCTAGAATTCGGCATTCGGAACAGGCTCGCCGGTAAGGCGATGGCAAAGCATCGCTCGGCGTTGACCGCTCCGAAGACGATCGGCGGGCTGCAGGATGCCTTGAAACGGCGAGGGTTTGAGTTGTTTACCCTCGGCAAGACCCAGGAGATGCAGACCCTCGCGACTGCGTTGTCGACGGCTACGACGAAAGAGCAGTTGGAGGCTCTGTGGACCGAGTACGTTCGTGTAAACCCCAGTTGAGACGACGTAGACCCGGCTCGATAGTCCACCACCAGACGAGAGTCGCGTGGTGGGATTCAAAACCTAGGCTTGAAAGGAGCCAACTATGACTCAAAACAGAGTACAGGCGCTCTCCGATCTGTGGGATCAGATCATGAGAGACGTCACCGACACCACTGTACCCGAGACGATCAACATCAAGAAGACCGAGCGTCGGGACCGAGACGAGCGAAGGGTCTTCACTCGGTACGCCGCAAAGGTCAAGTTTACCAGAGACTACTACGGCGAGGTGCACTAGCAGGAAAAGCCCCGAAAGGGGCTTTTTCTCGTCCCGGTCGGTGCAGGGTTCACTTAGCGAATGCTGTATCGGGCCGTTGCAGGCGTCTCTACCGTGAAAGGAGCCGTTGAGATGATATTCTACATCGTGACTGAGCTTGAGGTTGATGGAAAGGATCATACATCCATCTACCAGAGTGGAGATCGTATTCACGATACCACTTTCGGCCTCAAGAGAGCATTCGAGTACGTCTCCGAGGTCGTGAAAAAGGAAAGGATCATGACTTTCACCGTTTGCGTCGTGAACTAGGACCGTTTGAGGGTTTGTTGGGCTTGACACTCAAGATTCCCTAGACCCTGACCAACTAACCAAAACTTAGTCGACGGGCGGCCCCGGCCCTGTAAGCTCATGCGAGCGAGCTGATGACAGTCTGCGTCCTGTGGAGTATGTACATCTGGCGTGTGAGAGAGTCTCTGATGAAAGAGATCCTCAGCAGACTCTCATCAGGAATCTCGCATGAGCTTTCAAGTGAACCCCCTTGGCCGGGCCTCGACTAAGTTTTGGTTAGTTGGTCAGGGGCTGGGGAATGTTGAGTGTTGAGGCGTTCGTGGCCTCAGCCCAAGAAAGGAGCCTTTTGAGATGGAGCGACTAGTGTTGACAGCAGAGCCAGAAGACCTTTGGCTCGCGGAAGTGGATGGTGAGAGTCTTGGGGTTGAAGAGTCTCCTCAAGAGATCATCGTCCATGCGTATGGAGAGAATATTCCGCTTGACGTCTTGGTTGAGCTTTATGGGTCGACGAAGATGGTGAAGCGCATCTTGAGCAGGATGATGTAAGCCCGCCCGAGCATCGCTCGGATAGACGACTCAAAAAACGGGCCACCCGCCCGAGAAAGGAAGCCTAGAATGGGACGTTTCAAGAATGCGACAATGGTGGTTGACCTAGAAGAGGTCTACTTCAGCGTGGGGAAGGAAGTGGTGGAGACGTTTGAGCCTGTTGAAATTCTGGTGGCTGTCCGGCCAGAAGAGGGAGGCGATGTCAAGTATCCTCCTATCGAGGAGTTCACCAAGGCTTGGCTGTTGGTCCACCAGTGGGCACAGGACCCGATTGGATGTGAGTGTGACCCAGGCGACTTCAGTGTAGGCACCCAAGCCTGGGAATGCGCCCAATGCCAGGCACGAAGGTGTCTTGGGATGGAGACGGACTGTATCCTTGGGAGTGATTGAGTTGCCCGAGCCCCGCTCGAACAACCCTCCACCCTTCAAGAAGGAGTCCCTAGATGAAGGTCGTGATAAACAAGTGCTTTGGTGGCTTTGGTCTTTCGGACAGGGCCATTCACTGGCTTAGGGGGAAAAGGTGTGAATGGGCACAGGCCGTTGTGCTCATCGGTGAGCCGTGGCCAGACGGGGAGGTGAGTGACTTTTTTGGTGAAGACCAAAACCGCCTCCCGCCCGATGTCCCTCGAACGGACCACCACCTTGTGAGGGTCGTGGAAGAGCTTGGTGAGGCAGCAGACGGCTGCCATGCCCATCTCAAGATTGTTGAAGTGCCTGAAGGTGTTGAGTGGCACATCGAGGAATACGATGGTGTGGAATGGGTCGCTGAGGCCCACCGTACCTGGGCGTAGAAAAAGGGAACCCTTCGAGATGACAACAATAAGACTCATTGAGCGATCCTTCCGTTGCGTGGCACAGCTCGGAAAGCCCTGCCCACAGCGGGCTTGGGAAAGGCTCAAGCCACAACTTCAGGAGAAGTTCTGCCTCGTAATTGTGGACCAGCCAAACGGCCGAGAGGTCTCGATGGTGTATGAGACGTCGATGAAGTCCACCCCGGAGACGGAGAGGGTCATGCAGCTCTGCACCAACGTTGTGGACTATATGGACGCGTGGCTTGAAGGCTGGTTCGCAGATAAAACGGAGAAGTGAAATGAAGATTATCTTCGAGCCGAAAGGATATCAACTATGACCTATGTTGACCCAAACTTCAAGACGAAAAAAGCCCTACGCGAGGCCATCACCAGTGGACAACAGGTCAGGGTCTTTCAACCTGGACCCTTTGGACCGGACGTGACTGATGGAGACACAAGTGTTGAAGGCCCTCACTACCCCGCCCCACCCTCGTGGTATGCGAGGGTGAGGGTAGAGAATGGGCTGGTTGTGAAGGTGTTATCATGAAAGTGAAGTGTGAGCAAATGTTCGGCTCTCAGCTCCAGCCAGGAGATCTTTTCTCAACGGCTGGCCCAGACTATTGGGACCAGCTAGATGAGAGAGGCTCGATTGGGGAGAGGGTCTATATCAGGACCAACACCCCAGCCGATGTGGCTGTCCAAGGAGACGCTGTTGTCTTTCGAATCACGATCGAAAAAGGAGACTGAAATGGGTTACTATGTCCAAGGTCCCACGAAGGGAAAGGCCGAACACATCTTCCACATGGAGGAGGCGAGAGCAATCCTGCTCGATGAAGCACCAGAATGGCCTGCCCCTGCCAGTCGTGCCATTGTCTGTGTTGTGGACAACGGACCGTTCGAGGCCGCAGGATTCTGTTTCTGTGAAAGAGAACTTGAGGCTTTTTCCAGTCCTGGGGACCCAAGGCCACGGGTGTGGCTTGAGGTTGATCTCGATTGGGTCATCCAGGAGACAGGAATACCGAGGGAAGTCTTGTCTCAGACGAGCGACTGAGGATTCACTTTCTGAATCCTGTACCGGCCGCCGCAGGCGTTAGACCTGTGAGAGCCTAGAAAAGGAGCCTTTCGATGCCAGAAGAACCTCAGACCAACACGACAGAAGAAGAGCCTGAGAAGCCCTTCAAATGGTGTGCTTGCCACCCAGACCCCTCGAAGGGCATTAGGATCACAGCCGAAAGGGCGAGGCGTCTTGCCCTTGCAGGCGAGAGAATCTCCCCAAACCCTCGTGTCAACTATGGTAAAGGAATCTAGAATGGGTACGACACGAAAGCAATTCTTGATCGAGGTCATCAGTGGGCTTCAAAAGGCCAATCGTCTCTTGACAGAGGATAGAAAAGAGGAAGAACCCCTCGATCATGACTTTCTGGACTGGATCATCGAGGAATTGATGGACAACTACGCTCGACTCGTCGGAGTTGGCCATGGGGTGGTCACCAACAGCCAAAGGATTGAGATTATTGGCGTCCTGTTCAACCAAGCTTCGAAGATTGCGACAGCGGACGTCATCCAGCGAGCAACGAGGTCGAGCAGACCAAACGATGGGGGCTGAGGCTCCTTTCTACCTCCCCTCTCCATGACGAAGGTCGTGGAGAGGGTTTTAGGACTGTTTCTAGAGATGGCTTTTCAAACGAAAGGAGCCACACATGAGAGATGGAACGCAAGAAGTCGCGGAACTTGTTGGAGACATGCTCAGCCAACCAAAACACGAGAGCCTTCTGGCTTTGGAGAGGCTCGAGGAAAAACTCCCCTGCACGACGAAAGTTAAGGTGGGGGACGTAGAGATGAGTGGTGGAGTTGCAGCTATCGCGATGCTCTCCGCACACCACTATGGGAAGAGCAAAAGGGTCTACACTAGAGTAGCCATCCTGCATGCCCAAGCAATTCAAGAAGCCTATCACGGGCATGAAGATGAGCTTCGGGAAGATGTCCTCAGGATGGCTGAGATGATCTCGAACGAGGACGCTAGTCCCAGGGAGGCCTGGGAACAGTGGAATGATCTCTACCAGAAACTTCTCACGTTGATCCCAGCCCTTCCTCTGTTTTCCCTACTCGCGGGAGAAGAAGCCGTCAGTAAAGGAAAGAGAGGTCGTTGATGTTAGAGGACATTCCACAAGAACAACGAGACATCATCAACGACGTTTTGACGTGGCTATCCAGTAGCAACAGCCAGGAAGGCCGAATGGCGATGGTGGACCTCAACAGGAGATTCCCAAGCCCACGACACTTTACCCTTTCCGATGGTGAAAGGGTAAACGGACCTGTTGGGATGCTCATCGCCACTTCAACAGCCCTCTTAGTCGAGGAAAATAAATGCTTTGAGCCAGTCTTGAAGCTGACCTGTCTCATACTCTCGAAGATCTACAGTCCAAACTCAGAAGACTTCAAGGAAGACTTTCGGAGGATGGCAGAGGTCAGTGGGTCGGTGAAGCCTAGGAAAGAGGAGAAGGCAATACATGATCTCCAGAGACTCATCGGTATGTCTGTGATGTCACTCCTCATTGAAGGATCAGGCTGATGGAAGTCATCTACGTCATCGCGTACCGTGAGAGGATTGGGCCCTCCTGCACCTCAAATCTCCTCTCATCTTACCCAGTCGCCATTCACTTCACCAACCAAGGCTCTTACATCAGGAAGCTCAAAGCGATGGAGAAGAAGGGGGTGAAGATTGATTACGCTGGGGTTTCGACGCTTTGGAAGGGGAGGAGAGCCAAGACGTGATTGATATCAATATCGACTACGACCATAAGAGCAAGGGTTGGGCTGTGTACGCTGGGCAATACAAGAAGTTTACCCGCAGGAGCCTCAGGGCTGCGATTCTTCGAGCCATTCAATACAAGGGGGAGCTTATGAGGGGTGGTGGTCAGGTAAACGCCGTGGTCCACAGTGAGGCAGCTCAACTTATCCTGGAACTAGAGGAGTGGGAAAGGCAGCTGAAGGCAAGAAAAGCAGCACACCAAGACTGAAAGGAACAGAAATGACATCAACCGAGCCGAAGACAGAAACCAGTTATGTGAGCTCAGCATCCATCGATGAGCAGATTTGCAGACTGGCCAAACTCATTGATGATGTCAGGGTCGATCAGAAGAGGCTGACACACTTCGTCCACCTAATGCGTGGTGCGTCAGTCATTCAAGAGAAAACTGAGCCAGCACCTGACCAACCGGCAGAATCATGTTTGAGAAGACTGGAGCAACTAGTCACAGAGCTTCTTCAAGAGCTCAATGAGCTGAGTAAAATAATTGATGAGCTCTAGGGCTGATGGCTCCCGAATGAGCCGCTGCCCCCGGCCCGACGGGCGTTGGTAAGGTGAAGACCGCAGGAAGGAAAAGAGGATGACCAAAAACCCCTAAGACTGCATGGTCCGATCCACCCGCCCACCCCTTGAGTGGGGTGAGGTGGGTTTTACAGGGATGAGGAATGAGTAGAACCCACAAGGACAAAGCCTGGAGATTCCATAAGTGTGATGAGTTTCCTCCCTCACTTGGTGGGGCTTGGAGTATTGGAAGGTGGACAAAGAGAAACTGGTGGAAGAAGATGAGAAGAAAGGTGAAGACCGATCTTCAAAAGCTCGAGACTCCTCCACCAACAAGGACAAGAAACTCCCTGAAGTGGGAGGTGTGGTAATGAGCCGCTACTGGCTCTCATCCCGTAGGTTGACCACGACGGTGACCGTAAGTCCCTCGGGTCTTGTTATAGAGAGTGCTCCAATCACCCATCGGTTCGTCGGCCAGCCGTTCAACAACCTCGTGAGATGGATGAGTCGACAAGGTGGGCTTTTGAAGCATCAGTACAAGGAGTAGCGTAATGACAAGACTAAACCAGGTAATCGCCGTTCTCCCAACCAAAAAGACTCAGGCAGAGAAAAGCCTCACGGAGGCTCACCATCGCCTCCAGAAGGAAAGTCTCTTGTCTGGCATTCGGAGGACCTACCGTCCCAAGGATGAGGAGGGAGAGACCCTCCCCCCAAAGGAGAAGCTCGTCCAGGCCACAGTCGTGGATGAGATTGAGGCTGTTCGCCTCCCCCTCATCGACTGGTTTGATGTCGTGGCAACACAGGAGTACGCCAACACCAAGGCGAGGGCTGACGTGGTGACAGACGAGGGTGTGTTGCTGGGGAGTGTCCCTGTGAGTGTCCTTCTCTTCCTTGAGAAGAGATTGACTGATCTGAGGACATTCATCTCCAAGCTCCCCATCCTCTCCGTTGGAGAGAGGTGGGAGTCCTCAACAGCCAATGGCATCTACCAGACATCTCGAAAAGAGACGACTCGGACGAAAAAGGTCCCCCGCAACCATGTCCTCGCCGAAGCCACCAAAGAACATCCTGCCCTGGTACGGATGTACACCGAGGATGTGATTGTGGGCTTCTGGGACACTGTAGAGCTTGCGGGGGCCATCCCTGTCAAGAAGAAACAAGAAATGCTCCGACGCGTGCAGGGACTGCTCGAAGCCGTCAAGAAAGCAAGAGAGGAGGCAAACTCGATTGAGGTCAAGGATCAACAGATCGGCTCAGCGATCCTTGACTTTGTCTTTGGACCCTAAGGTCCTCTAAAACCGCAGCTTGTTACCTGATCTCTGGACACAGACTCAGAATGAGCCTTAGTCTCACCAACACGGTTGCCAAAGTGCAGGTTCGAATCCTGCCTCCCACTTTCCCCAACGACGTGGGAGTAGCCCAACTGGCAGAGGCAGCACCCGTGGACTCACGTCTTAGTCTATCGTCCAAGACTCACTGTGTTTGCTCGTTGGATCAAGCCCCAATGGATTCTTCCGTCGGTCAGTGGTTCGAATCCGCTCCCCCTCTTTTCTCCAACTCAGGGGGGGTAGCTCAGCTGGTAGAGCAGACGGAACTTCAAAATGAGAATTGGGTTAAACGGAGAAAGCTGACGAGCTTGCGTGAGCACACACCTTTTGTCGCTATACAAAAGCATGGCCCCGGTAAGCAGGGTATGCCTGCCGGGGCTTTTTTCCCTCATGGAAAGGCTTGGGATGTTCGCCACCATCTGGCGGATCTTGTGGTACGAAGTCATTCGTCTACCCGCTCGATGGATAGGAATGTGGAAAGACACTCGCCGTTATCGACCGACAATAAGAAAAACCTTCAACCGTCACTGGATGTGGCGAGGAAGAGGAACATTTGCTTAGCGGAGAGGCCGAGTGAGTGTGTTTTTATGAGCGCCCACCAACACCACGAACAGCGACCTTTGGGACCGTGTTGGTGGGCCTTTGCACTGGCGGCGTGTGGGAAACGCAGGTGAGCCAACAGGATCTTCAATGATTGGGATAGGACGGGTGGGATTGAGGAAGTTGGACACCTTGAGTAGTAACCTCGAAGCAGGTTCGAATCCTGCCCAGTGCATTCACCCTAAAACGGAGTTTTAGAGATGCACAAAAAACTCAAGAATGAAATAGAGTACCACGAAAAGATCTTGAAGATCCTTCACTCCATCGAAAAGGACATCGATTACATCGAGGGTCTGCAGGAAGAGCTCGGAAATGAGTTTATCCTCAGCTTCACTCCGTCTGTCCCCTTCACGACCATGGAATACCCCATCTACGTTAGTGTGAAGGCTAAGACCTCAAGTGAGATACGTGACCTCATTCAACGACTTCGACGGGACGGATACAAGAGGTCAGACCCATCCGTTAGAGAAGGTGGATTAATGAAAATCCACCACGCTCCCTTCCGCATCGACATCTCCCTCGGGTGGACAGAGTGTGAACTCGTCGTCGTCGGCTACGACCGGATTCCTCGCTTCAAGACCTTCTGTGGTAAAGACCTTGAAAATTGGAAGAGGCTCAACCAACAGTGATCTTTCCTCCTTCCCCCACCACGGGAACCTTTCTTCTCCCATCCCCACACTGGGACTTCTTCTCCTCTGAACCCGTGGTGGGGTTTTTACCACCAGGGACTGGAGTGTGGAAATGACTGCCATCCCCCTCCTATGGTTCTTTGGCACCCTTTTTCTTCTCCTCGCCATCACTGCTTGGAGCGTCCGAGGAAAGAAGTTCTCTTGTAGTGTGATTGAGAGGTCAACCTTTCTCTCTACCTTTGACAAGACTAGACTCATCGCAGAGATAAAAGGAGTCCCTTATGGTGATGAGCTAAGTCAACAACAACGAAAGAGTCTAAAAGCCAGATGGAAGAAAGAAAAGAGCCGAAAACCTACATCGACCTCTTAGGACATGAGTGGACAAGGCTGCCAGACGGAGCACCAGATCGTGGTGTCCTCTGCAAGAAGTGTGGAGCCTCTCTCACCAACCAGTCTTGTCTTGTAGAATGTAAAGGATTTAGAGATGACAAAGAAAAGACACGTCCTCACAGTGAGGGAGAGAGAAAAACTACGATTGGGGAGAGTCCAGCAAGGGAGCTACAAGGTCAAAGTGAATGAGTACTGGAGGAAAGTCTGGAAGTGGCCATCCAAACAACACCTGAAGGACAAGACAATCGACGACTTCGCTGTGAAGTTCTCCAGCCAGCTCTATCGCTATGGCGTCACGGCAAGCGACCAAAGGCACATCCAAAACCTCAAGACGTTGCTTGATGACGTGATGGCTGATGCTTCGACCTGAGCCTTCACTAAGTGAATGCTGTTCCGGCGCTGTGAGGCGTTAGACCCTTAGACACGAGGAAAAGAATGAAGACCCTCAAAACCACAATCAGATACCACTTGAACCTTGCCCAGGCCCTGGACCCTTCCGAAGTGGCAGCCCTTGAAAATGCTCTTGTGACCTGGAACCAAAGCATCGAAGGGGTCGGTCTACACCCAACAGATCAACGTCCGGTCGTGGACTTCTCCTGGGTCAAGACCCCCCACGAGGACGAGGTTGAGACTTTCGGTAATATTCTTGAAGCCATCGTAACTGGCTTCATCTACGGAATGAGACAGTAATGCCCACAATCAACTTCACCGACGCCCAACGGGCTCAACTCATCGGTTGGCTCAACCGAGAGAAGGACTTTCTTCTCTCTATCGAGTCTCTAAGTCGTCGAGTCCTCCTGCCCAAAGCTACTGGAAGCATCAGCCTTATAGGAGCAGACCTCCAGCTCTGTATCGACCTTCGGGACAAGCTTCGATCTTCGGAGGAGTTGGTGGTCTTGACAGATGATGAGTGTGAAGCTCTCTTGGCTGTGGCTGAGTCAAACGAGTACGAGGACCGGAGGGAGCTGTGGGAGGGAGTCTCACAGGTCATCAGAGAGGCAAAAGGATGACCCTCGAAAGACCAACCCGTATTGATGAACTCACGTGTCACAAGTGTGGCTTCTCAGAGCTCTCACTCCAATACCGCAGGCATTTGGACAAACTTTTTGTGCACTGCCCTCGCTGTGACTACAACTGGTTTGAGGAGCCACTCATCGAAGATCCAACAAGAAAACCCAAGAGTGAGAAGTGATCAAGCTCCCCATCATCTACTGCAACACAGCTCTCGGTCATGCCAAGACTGACGACGAGATGGAGTTCCTCCAAAACGCTGGAGTAACCCTCCTCTGTCGCATCCCCAACCGCGTCCGCACCATTGCAGACCGTCGTCCAGATGTGATTGCGGCTCTCCTTCGAGAGGATCTCCAGCTACGCCAGTCTCTCAAGCCTTTCTTCCTCATCGCGGGAAAACAAGTCTACCTCTCGCACTGTGTTGTCAACGTCAGGGTGCGGAGAGCGGTAAAAAGATTCCTCGAAAGCACAGACTTCGAGCGACAAGAGACAGACCTCATTGAAGATTTGCATACCGAAATCCGAGACGCAGTAAAGTCCGTAAAAAGAGTCGTCTATCTAAATGGAGACCGCACCGACTGCCGAGTAGAGAATGTTCGCCAAGTACTTGACGGCCCGGTCGTAGAAGAAGATGTACAACTACATTAGTCGCCACACAGCTCCTCGGACTGTCGAGTTTTACACTCCAACCCCACAAGGTCACCGTATAGTGAGGATCTACCTTGGAGACACCATCAATCCGCGAGTCCTTGCCTTCAACGAGAGCGACTGCAAGAGATCCCCCGCTCTTCTCTACATGGAGGAGCTAGAGACTCTTATCAAACGTGCATGTGGAATTATTGGAGAACCACAAGATGAAGATCATTGATGACCAGGAAGTAAAGTCGAGGGTACAGGAAGAGACCAAAGTCGTCGGTATCGCGACATACCCTCAGTACGATAGTCTCGACGAAGCCGTCAACCATCCCGACTATGGTATGGGAGAGGCTCGCATTCTTGAACTCCTCAACGCACAGGTGAGGACGAATGCGATGAACGAGGTTCGTCACGCAGCCGTCAAAGGCCCCTCGAAGAAACGTCTCCGCGAGCGTGCCACAGGTGAACTGTTCAGCGACATGGCGAACAGCCCAGGGGACTATAGCCATCTCGTTGGGGATGAGGCTGCCGTGCAGCGTGAGATCCAGCGTCGAATGGATGCGATCGAGGCCGGGATGAAGGCTTCGGTTGGTGCACCCGCCGAGGAGCCTGAGGACGAAGACGAAGACTAAACTCCTTCCTCTCTCCAGTCCGCTCTTCCCAGGAGAAATCTTGGGGAGAGCTTTTATGCGACCTGTTCTCGACAACTTCACTCCCTTCACCCTCGCCAAGCTCAAAGAAGCTCGCCACTCTCGTGAGCTTTTCTTCCTTGAGCCCGAAGCCGAAAAACCCAAGAGGAAGAAGACCTCAACCCCAAAGAAGAAAAAGATGACGCTTGACAAGAAGGGAATGGATGCCCTTGAGAAGATGCCCCCTGAGATGAGGGAGCAGATGAAAAAGATGATGGGACTTTAGAGATGAACGGAGTCAAACCATGCAGTCAGAAGGGGTGGTTTCACAGGAGGAAAGGAATCGAGTCCATCGACTTGTGTGCACCTTCCTCCCACCATCGTTTGATCGAGACTTTATCACTGACACAATAATCCTCCACAGTTGGGAGGCTGGAGTCGAGTCCGTAAGCCGTTCCTATGTCCGCCATAAGTGTATCAGTGAATGGCGTCACCAAAAGCGTGAAGAACGTCGAAATGAGGAGATGGTCCATGTCCTCTACATCCTCCGAACCGAACCTCCAAAAGCCTCCACCCCAATCGAGCTTAAGACGACTGTGGAGAAAGCCGTCAAGGCTCTATCGCCTATTGAGCGTAGGATTATCTGGCTGCGTTTTTACGCCGGTAAGACGCTTGAAGAGACTTCAGCCGAAACAGGACTCAAAAGAGAGACTGTCCAACAGCTCTTGAAAAACTCCCTCTACAAGATGCGGGTGGAGCTTACATAGGACAACGAAATGGAACTTCGAGATCTTCCAACAAAAGACCTCATCGAAGAGTTGAAAGCCCGAGACGGTCTTAGCCCTTTTTGCATGTGCTATATCCAAAGGGACGCCTTCCACATCGTCTTGAAGGGTGATCCTTTCCTCAATCGAAACCTCATTGAGGAGTTGAAAGAGGAAAATGAGAAGCTGGTAAAGCTCCGGCTGGAAGAAAAAGACAGGGATCAAATGTCGTTATTCAAAGGAACCTAGAAATGCCGATACCAAAGAAAGAATATGTAGCTCTATTGAGAAATCACATTGGCGATGACCCAAAACCAAAAACCTACTGGAGTACAGTCTATCGGATCGGAGGTGGATGGTTCACGTCTGAGACGTCTCAGAATATTGACAAAGGGCGAATCATCATAATCTTTCGACTCCCTCTAGAGAAGGATATAGACTGGAGATCAGATCATCTTACACTCGATAGAGTGAAAGGAACCTAGAAATGCCCGAACCAAAGTACGCCCCACGTCGTTATCTCTCAATCTCAACCCTTATCGAGTACGCTCGATGTCCGCGGCGATACTTCTACCGTAAGTGTGGACTCAGAACCCCAGGAGTTGCCATCGCTCCCATCTATGGCCAGGCCATGCACAAAGCCGTCCCCGTTGCCCTTCTCACGGAAGACATCGACAAGGCTTTCGCTGCGTTCTTGAGCGTGTGGGAAGACGCCGAGAAGGCTCTCTTCAACGAAGCCATCAAGGCGGGAGAGGCGGCTGATGACCCCACCAAGATCAAGCTCGTCGACCCCAAGCGAAATCGTGGGCGTGCACGACTCGCCCTCATGCACTTCATCCACACTCACGCAAACGGAAAGTCAATCTACAACCTCATCGACCCTCCCGAGGGGGGAATCCAGACTGACGATAAAGTCTCTGACATGGAACTGGCGTGGGCTATTGACATTGGTCTCCCTGTACCACTCGTGGGACGAATTGATGGCCTCTGTAAGCACCGTGACACCGGACAGAAGTGGGTTTGGGAACTCAAGACAGCCTCCCGAGTCAATGCTCAATTGATGGACGCCCACGAGATGTACCCTCAAACCCTCACTTATGTCCTCGTTGCTCGGATGTATGGTGTGGAGGTCGAGGGAGTGATGCTTGAGGCGATGTTGGTCGACAAGAACAAGGTCGACAACATGGCTCAGCCTGTTCCGGTGATGCAACATCATCTCGATGACATCATGATTTGGCTTCAGACAGTTGGTGGTAGTCTTCTACAAGCAGAAAAAGATTATATGGGCTCTGAATGCAGTACCTTTGGAGCAGATTGTTTCCTGAAAAACTTCACCGGCTGCACCCCCTACGTCCACTACTACATGCCAATGTTCCCTTGCGAGTACATGGACCTCTGCAAGGCAGAAGACTGGAAGTCCATGACTGATCTCTATGAAGTGAGTGAGGAACATGACTTCCTCAAAGAATCCTTCCCTTCCGACATCTCAGGTGACGCAGTTCGCAAAATGGTTTAGTGCTCTTGGATCACCACAACGCGTACAGATACTTACCTATCTGCTCAATTGTGATGAGCCAGAAGTCCCGAGCGCCGTCGGACTAAGGATGGACACAACCGTTCAGATAGCCTCCTACCACTTGGTGAGAATGCACAACGTAGGTCTCCTTGACCGACAACAATCAGGAAGGTTTACGTTTTACTCAGTGAATGAAGATGCAAGAAAAGAGCTGAAGGAGTTTTTTGAGTGAGGAAAGACATCAAAGAAATCTCCTTCTGTTACCTTCCTGAGCCTTTTTGGACAGGAACATACAGCATCCACGATGAGGTCCCCTTCGAGCCTCACCTAATCCACCTCTATGGCTACTACGCTGATGGTCTACTCACGGTAGACTTCCCAGGGGAGGTCTTCAAGGATTGGCCAAGTGCCAGTATATCAATCCTGAAGGACGCAGCCCAACTCGGTGCAACCATCGAAATCGAGCCAACTGGTAGGGAACCACCTCCGGTGTTGGCATTCCTGACCGCAGTGAAAAAGAACCTTGGTATGGACGAAATCAAGGTCAAGGGACCTCTGTGTGAGGGAATGTTCAAAAGAGACATCTGCCTCACAATAACTGGCGAATCAAGCCTAGCAATAAGAGAGTAACGGAATGAAACCATCCGAGCTAACAAGAAAGCCTCCAAAGATCCTGATCTACGGCCCTCCAGGCCTCGGCAAGACTTCCCTTTTCATGACCCTTGGTGAAAAGGCCCAACTCCTCGACCTCGATGGGAATGCCGATGTTGCCCTTGGTCTGAAGGACAACCTCCACGCTGAGAGAATGGAATGCGACGTAAGGCAAATCCTCGAAGACGACCCAGCCGGAAAGGCTACTGTCTTCGCAAGGGCAAAGAAGTATATCTATGGACTTCCTGGGGAGATCAAAAAAGGAAACTTCCCCTTCGATGCTTTCGGACTTGATTCCCTCACATCTCTTGCAGTAGCGTGTCAAGACTATGTGATGGCTAACAGCGGGAGGCTAGGCCAGAATCCAGAGATTCAACACTGGGGCCTTATCATCACTGAGATTGCCAACGTTGTAAAGGCCTTGAAAGGTCTCCCAATCCCAACCTTCATCCTCGCTCACGAAGAAGTGATTGTCCCCGAGGGTGGTGGAGAGGACAACCTTGCGAAGATCCAAATCGCCATCCCAGGCCGAAAGCTCCCAGGCCAGATCACTCGTCAATTTAGCGAGATCTGGTACTTGAAGATGCGAGCCTCTGGCCAGGGCAAACACGAAATCTTAATCCAGACCCTCGCCACCCAGATAATCACCTGCCGCTCCGGTCGTGGCCTCGCAACTGGTCGAAAGATCGCAACCCTCAATCCCAAGGCCTCCACAACTGACTCTGTGTCGATGTGGATGCTTCTCAAAGAGATTGGATGGATACCAGCGATAAAGGAGAAAACGAGTTGACCTAGTGTAAAGACCAAAATGAGTGAACCACCTTTGGCTGATCTAATCTTTTCAACAGGAAACAACAAATGTCCCCTTTGATTGACCTAAACCTTGACGAGACACCCGATGACATCCCACTGGTCACCCCCGGCGTCAAGACCTTTGATGTCCTAGACATTGAAGTGCAACAGAATGCCGAGGGAGAAGACGTCCAGGTAGTCTCCCTCCAAGTGAACATGCCAGACACTGAAGACCACGAGCGTCGCCTCTGGGATCGCTTTAACTTCAAGTATGAACAGCAACGGGTGAAGTTCAAGCAGTTCTGCAAGTCTGCCGGCATCAGCAGTGGACAGCCCGATTCCGCAGACCTGATCGGTGCCACTGTGAAGGCCATCGTCAAGCCTCGTACCTATCAGGACAAGGACACCGGCGAGACGATGGAAGCCCGCAACGTCCAGAAGTACCTCTTCGACGCTGAAGGCTAGTGACATCCTCCACCTCCCGGACCAGGGGAAGCGAAAGCTCCCTTGGTCCTTTATTCTTGCTAAAGGAGAAAAGATGACCTTCACAGTCCATCTTCGAGACATCATTGTCCCACGTGATCGAGCTCGAAAGACCTTCACCCGCATCGCGGAGATGGCAGAGTCCATCAAAAAGCTCGGCTTGATCCATCCAATCGTCGTCGCCCCGGCCGATCAAGAAGGGAAGTACATCTTGGTGGCTGGAGAACGACGCTACAAAGGTGCGATCCTCGCAGGAGTGGCTGAGGTCCCTGCAACCCTTCGTGAGGATGATCCACTTCTCCTTGCTGAGATCGAATACGAGGAGAACGTCTGCCGAGCGGACATTTCCTTTGAGGAAGAAGGAGAATGTTTCACTAAGATCCTTGAGCTCCGAAAGCAGAAGGACAAGAGCTGGAGTATTGAGAAGACAGCGAACCTCCTGAACCGCTCTGTTGGAGATGTAGCCTCTAAGATCAGTATCAACAAGAAGTATAAGGAACGTCCTGATCTAAAGGCTGCTTGTGAGGGAATGCCTCTCCATGCAGCGGAGAAAAAGATCAAGCAAATCGAAGAAGCAGAGAAGGTTCAACGGCTCAGGGACCAAGGTTCAATTACTCTCTCGACTGACCTCCACCACGGGGATTGTCTCAAGCTCATCAAAAAGGTCGAGACAGCTTCTGTGACAATGCTCTTGACTGACCCACCCTATGGCCTTGAAAAGATGGAGGCTCTCCGCAAACCAGGCTCGGATAAGCTGATTGGTCATAGCCTGATGAGTGAGACCCACAACCTTACCCTGGAGGAAGTCAAGAAGCTCCTAAAGGCCCTTGCACCAGAGTTTCACAGGGTTTTGAAGCCTGGGTCGCACTTCTACATGTTTTGTGGCTTCCAGTACGTTGGAGATTTCATCGAGTCTCTCAAACCCTATCTTGAGTTCCAGCCTCCTCTCTTGGTATGGGACCGAGGGAAACCCTCATCTCCCGGCTATGGCTACAACTATCTCTCAAAGTGTGAGGCCATCATCTATGGTCACAAGCCCCCTCGTGGAAGGCGTCTCAATGAGCAAAAATACAACCTTATTGAGTGTCCCGATGTTCCACGGAACCTCCGTCGATACCCCACAGAGAAACCTATCCCACTACTGATGACCCTCATCCAACAGTCGTCAACCCACGGAGACATTGTCCTCGACCCATTTGCGGGTTCAGCCTCAACACTCGTTGCTGCGAGAAAAGCTGGACGAAAGGCGATTGGGTTCGAGATTGACCATCAAGCTTTTCTAAGGTCTCAACAAAGGCTCACAGAGCCAGAAAGTGAAGAAACGACATGACGAACTATAAGGTTGTAAATGATCTTCATTCACTTGTTGATGCTGCACAGGCAATCTTCGTTGAGAAGGACAACATTATCCATGCGAAGGTCACAATGATAGACGACCTCCAGCACCAGCTTGCCGAGTGCCAGCAGCATGAGCCAAAGACCGTGGGTCTGGAGTATGGTTACCTCCGAGATGGCATGTCCCTCCGCGACTGGTTCGCGGGGCAGGCGATGGCAAACGTGGTGACGTGGAAGGACTGCGGTGAGCCAGACGAAGTGATATCGCTGGCGATTGCCGCCTACGACATCGCCGACGCCATGATCGCCGAGAAGCGACGAAGGGAGGCCAGAGATGACTGACCCCACACCCGCCGCGATGAGAGCGGCAGATGAGTTGATTGAATGCATGAATCTGCCAACGAAGTACCGTGATAGGTTGGCTGAACTCATCAACCGTGAGACTACCCTGCCGCAGTTGCTGGAGGCGTTGCGGAAAATCCGCGACGAGGACTACGGGGAAATCGACGGACGCTTTATCAATAGAGCCCCGCAATGGGTAGCCGGGCAAGCCCTCGCCGATTACGAGAAAGGCGGTTCTTGACGGATAAGGATGTGTCGACGGTGCCCACAGATAAGCTTCCGTGTGGACGAGCCATCGGCGCCATCAAGGCCCTCCGCGAGCGGGTGGAGGATGCGATTAAATGCTGTGAGCAGATCATCAGGCATAGTGAGCAGATGCCAGATGATGCTGACCCCTTTGATCCTGACGAGGAATATACGTTCACCTATGAGGACGGCCTGAGAACGGTTGCACAGGTTGTGGTGGATATGTTGAGGGGGCTCGAAGCCGCTACGGCGAAGGAGCAGAGTGATGAACGGTTTTGACGCGACTTATTGCTCAGCTAGCAACATCCCGCCGGTGACGCTTGACAACTTGCGAGACACGCTGCGCCAACTCCCGCGCATCCACCACGACCGGATCATTTGCTCCTATCTGATCCATAGAAGACTGGCGAAGGTCGCTGTACGGACAATGATGCCAGGTCACTTGTACGGGCTGCCAATCTACGCATATCCATCAGAGATACGCGCGTTCATCGAGTACCGTGAGTCGAGGGCGCGTGGTGAGCGACCGATGTTTGTGCCGGACGGATCTTCAATCGGAAAGGAGCAGAGTGATGCCAAGTGATGAGCACAGACATGCTGAGATCAAGACGACGAAAGGGCGGCGAGATGAGGAGATGCGGCGAGCGGCCGAGATGCTGGCCGATGCTGGATTCTATGACGACCCTGCGAACAACCTCGACCTCGCGGCGATGAAGGCCCAACAAGCGAAAGACGCCGAACTCGCCGCCCTCCGCAAGCGGGTGGAGGAGTTGGAGGCTGAACGCGACGAGGCACGTCGTCGCTGTTACTACGCGGCAGATGGTTCGCAATACGGCGTGGTGCTGACATGCCGCAACTGTGGGCAGCAACATCGTGTATCGTTCTCCGACTACGCATCAGGTAAATATGATATGCCGTGGGTACGACACGAAGCCGCTGAGGCGGAAGGAGCAGAATGAGATCCGTCAAACCCATTGGTCCAACCAACTCCCCCCCTCTCGCCCTCGTGGGTGAGGCCCCAGGACGTGAGGAGGACCTTCGTGGAATCCCCTTCGTGGGAAAGTCAGGCTTTCTCCTTGACCAAATGCTCTCCAAGATCGGCGTTGGACGAAATGGCTGTTACATCACGAATGTCGCAAACGTCCGTCCTCCAAATAACGACTTCAACTTCTTTCTCAAGGAGGGAAACGAGCGGATGCTCGCAGATTTTCGCCTTCGACTGTGGAAGGAGATTGAAGAGGTAAAGCCGAAGGTCATCGTAGCCCTCGGAGAACAGGCAATGGTGTCCCTTATCCAGAAGAAGGGCATCACCAAGTATAGGGGAATGATGTATGAGCGTGATCATCGGCAAGATTACAAACTACGCGTTATCCCAACGTTTCACCCTGCGTACGTCCAGAGGATCTATTCGACTCGGCCCATCGTTGAGATGGATCTCGCTAAGGCGTACAGGCAAGCCTTATCCCCATCGACGCCACGGGTGGATTTCTTCACCTTCCCATCACTTGATGGGATACTTTGCTGGCTGGCAGAAAGACACTCCCCTGTGTCCGTGGACCTTGAGACTCTCGGTTCGAAGCTTCACACTCGTTGCATTGGACTAGCTTGGAGCGAGACTGAGGCAATCTCAATCCCCTTGATCCGAGGCGGCAACCATTGCTGGACCGAAGAAGAGGAGTTTGAGATTCTCTCAGCCCTCCGGGAGTATCTTGAAGACCCTAGTGTGGAGAAGTATTTCCAGAATGCTCCCTTCGACACTACAGTTTTGGCGCGAGAGTTTGGCGTCAATGTGTCTAATGTCAAACTCGACACTATGTTTGGGCACCATCTACTCTACTCAGAGCTACCTAAGTCGCTCGACTTTCTCACCTCGATCCATACCGATTTCCCGATGTACTGGGAAAAGACTGGAAGCGACCAAAACAATACTACCTACAACTGCTATGACTGCTGTGTAACGTGGATGGTCGCACAACGGGTAGAGGCTGAGCTCAAGGAACGAGATATGTGGGACTTTTACCAGGAGGTAATCCACCCTGCAGTCTTCGCCCTTACCCGAATGCAAAACCGAGGAGTCCTGATCGACATTGAGGCACGAGAGAGGGTACGGAGAGAGACTGAGGAGAAGATGCTCGGCCATCGAGAATGGCTCTCCGAAGCTGTGGGTAAGGACTTCAATCCAGGCTCTCCCAAGCAAGTAAAAGAGCTTGTCTATGGAAAGCTCAATCTTCCACCACAAAAGGCTCCTGGGACTCGTTCAATCACCACCCGTGATGATGCTCTCCAAGCCCTCAGTCGAAAGTTTCCACAGCACAAGGGACTCATTCAACACATCTTAGAACACCGTTCTCTTCGAGTCCTTTTATCGACCTATATAAACGCAGAGCTCACAGATGATCATCGATCAAAGACGTCGTATAATCTGGCTGGAACTGTCACCGGAAGAATATCGTCTAGTAAGACGATTGACGGATACGGGGGAAACCTACAGAATATCCCTCGTGGAGACTTCCGTCGAATTTTCCGAGCGGACCCAGGGAAAGTCATCATCAAAGCAGACCTCGAACAGGCCGAGTTTAGGTGTTTCTGCTGGTTTGCTCCTGTGCCCAGCCTCATTGAAACCTACACGCTGGACAGCCGATACGATATTCACCGCCTCAACGCGTCGATGATTTACAATATCCCAGAAGACAAGATCACAAAGACCCAACGCTCAACAGCGAAGAATGGAGTCTACGCGGGCAACTATGGGGCTGGTCCGTTGAAGATGTCTCGCCTCTACGACATGGATTTCAAACAGGCAAAGATGATCTTGGAGCGGTGGAAGAGGGTACGACCAGAGCTTTTGAGATGGCAAGAAAGGATCAGGGATGAACTCCGAGCAACAAGAAAACTACGTAATCCCTTCGGACGGGAGCGAATCTTCTTTGGTCGTATGGACGACGCTACCTTCCGAGCTGCTTACAGCCACACCTGTCAGTCTACCGTCGCGGATATCATTCTCGAAGCTATTGTAACCCTCGACCAACAAGGAGTTGAGATCCTCCTCCAAGTCCACGACGAGCTAGTGTGTCAGTGTCCCGAAGAAGAGGTGGAGGAGACCGTGGAGAAAATGAGAAATGCAATGGAGATACCCATTCAAGTACCTGGGGTGGAACAACCCCTTGTAATCCCAGTGGAAATCTCCGTTGGACCAAACTGGTACGACGTAAAGCCTTGGGGCCAAGATGCCTCCTGAGATTGAATCAAACTTCCTCTCGAAGTTTACAAGCCTCTTCGAGAACACCGAGGTTCCTGAACGCTTCGCCATGTGGAGTGGTATCGCCTGCGTCGCCGCTATGCTTGAACGGCGAATCTGGATTGACATGAGCATCTTCACGATCTACCCAAACATGTTTATCGTGTTTGTGGCAGACTCAGGAAGGATGCGAAAGGGAGCTGCGATCATAATGACGCAGAAGCTCCTCTCGAGGGTTGATCCAGGGCCAAGGATCGTCGCACAAAAGTGTACCCCCGAAGCCCTCATTGATGCCCTTCGTATCATTCGTTCCGATGAACAAGACAAGTTGCTAAAGGAGAGCTGTGGTGGGATTGTCATCGCGGAAGAACTCGTGTCGTTCCTTAATAAAGACACCTATGAGCGTGGACTTGGAACTCTCCTTATTGAGCTGTGGAACTGTGCCGATAAATTCGAGTATCGAACTCGAAATCGACCCGTCGAGGAGCTCCACTACAGCCACCTCACCCTTCTCGGAGCCACAACCGTCCACAATCTTCGTGGGGCGATACCAATTCAAGCTATGGGTGACGGATTTACTTCCAGAGTCTTGTTTGTGTATGTTGATCAAATGCCAACCCCCGTACCACGACCCCGACAAAGTGCCGCCTTTCGTCGTACTCAGGAGGAGCTAATCCGACATCTCCAATCCCTCTCCTCCCTCCAGGGCGAGGTTACCTTCACGCCTGATGCTGAGAGATTCTTCGACGAGGAATATGAGGAATACTTCTACGAGAGTACAAAGATGGACCCACAGTTCCATGCTTATGCCTCTCGTCGAGACAAGCATCTCTTGAAGGTTGCGATGTGCTTAATGGCAGCCGAAGGGAGTGGAAACCTTTTCCTTGATGTCCACCACCTTCAAGGAGCAAAGGTTGCACTGGAAGACCTTGAGGCCGAACTCCCAACAGTCTTCAATCGCATCATTATGACTGAGACTGGCTCGATGACGGATCGAGTGTTGAGGACGATCCAGGCCGCACCTGAAGGGGCAATTACAAGGTCAGAACTCCAAAGGCGTTTCTCACACCAGATGAATGCATTTGAGCTTGGGAAGATCATCCAAACCCTCACTCAGTCGAGACAGATTCGGTTGGATACGATAGGAGGGGAGCTCATGTATAAGGCCATCAAGGGGCCTTCTTAGACGACCAAGCCTTTCGGATGGCCATCCCAAGAGCTTTCTGGTACCGAGATTTCCAGAGATTATCGAATCGAAGAGCCTCTCGACGTTGCTCTGGAGTGAATCCTTTCATAAAAGCTGCTTCGTCTTCCTCCGCAAGTCTCCCAAGGGGAGATCGTTGACGCATTGAAGCCTCAATACGTTCAATAATGTCAACCCTCTCTTTACCCTTTTTGTTCTTGATAAGAGCCGCAAGGTGGTTTGAGGCATCATCAACATCCCCCAGCGTAATCTGTCTTGCCGCGAGATCAAAAGTAAGGGTATTGGCACTAACCTCGTGCTCGCTCTTGAAGCCCGTGAGGACATTGGTCACGAAAGCATCGACTCGACCCTCTGTTCCCTTTCCGTTTTTCTCCCTCCAATCAAAAACTCTCTCCCTCCACCTTGTGTAGTTCTGAACTTGATTCCTCTCAGGATCGAGAGATTTATCAATCGTACTAATTGCAGCCTCAAACTGCCTCGTCGCCACGAACTCCTGTTTGAGGGACTCAAAGGCTGCTTTGTGGATCTGAGATGGACGGTTAGCTGTGTGGACACCGAAGGATGCGAAGTTTTCGAAGGTGGAACCGACTGGACCGACGATGAACTCAGTCACTCCATATGTGAGGTCTGCGACAATTCCAACCCCTCCTCCATCGAAGAAGTTATACATACACCGAGCTGCAATGTCCCTTGGATTACGTCGATCCGGACGCTTCAACATCGACATCGTAATGCTCTCCTCCTTTCCAAAGAGGAGGTCTCGAAGGAGGTTGTAGATTTCTCCAACAAAGATCATCGCCCCGACAAAGCGAATAAGGGGTGCAATATTACCGTGGAGAGCTCTCTTGTAGACGTCCTTGTAGATGTGCCCAACCTGGTCAGATCCCCAAGTCTTGAACTTGAAGGCAAGACGGAACCAGGGATTGTCGTTCCACCAGATTCGTTTTGTAGAGAGAGAGACTGGGAAAGCAAGGTCCCTAACTGCCCGGTGCATAATTGAATCAAGATCATTCTGTGAGAGGCCAGGAGAAGAGGTCGCTCGAAAGAGAATGTCTTGCGTTGAGCGTTCTGTAACCCAAGATGATTCTAGACGTCGGTAAAGTTCATCTCGACTTTTCCATCCAAGACTTAGAAGGGACCGAATACGATTGTGAACCTTTCCGGAGGCTTCGATTTTCCCGAGTGTCGCAAGATCCTTTTGGACCTGCATCGATTTGAGAAGGGCAAGATAAGACTGGTTTCCCCGCTCAGCCGCCTTAAACATTGCCATTGTAAAGTGGGTAAGTTTACCTGCACCCTCAGCACCCTCAGAAAGATGGGTGAGAGACCACTGGGCACCGGCACGGATCACCTGCTCTTGGATCTTCCTCCCTGACTTGAACCACTGGTTTATGATCGGAGGATATTTGAGTGTTGCTTGGACATTGGTCCAAAAGCTTGCAACAGCAAAACCTTTTGAATATCGGTCGAGACCATTTCGGAGGACTGAGAGAGGACTGAGACCGAGCTTGGTGATAGTCTCCCACTTATTGACGGCCATCAGGACATCCATCTCACGCCTTGGTGTAGTCTCCGGACGGCCAAACTCAGCCATCAAGAATGGCCTAATGACCTTGACGGCATCATCCCCTGCGGAGTGTTTGATCTGGATATCTGAAAGGTAAGAGGCCATCTTGGGAAAAGTCGTCCGAGCATAGCCCCATCTCCTCACAGCCTCCACGAATTTCCAGGCTCCCTCAATAGTATTGGGGAGGACATTATTGGGATTCCACTCAACCATCTCAAGAGGAAGCTCAACCCTCGTCTGTTCGAGATAGGGGTTGACTCCACGGAGCCTAGCTCGATTGAAGGCTGCGAGCTTAGACATTGCAGCCTGGCGGGTTTTTGCTTGGCCTGTTTTGACAAGGTGCTCGGCCACTGTAATGAGGTCGGGGGTAGCTCCAGAAGGATTCTCTCGGAACTGATCAAGGATTCTCCTACCCTCAACGTTCAACACTTGAGGGAACGCCATCCCGGTAAAGATTGGTGTGAGGAGCTTCTTCCCAACCCTTCTCTGGCCACCTACGTTGATCCACGCTTGGAGTACTCGGTCTAGAATCTCTCTTGTCTGATCTGCAGCCTTTCGCATCCTCGCAAGAAGCTCATCACTTGCTGTGTCGTTCAGATATTCAATGGTCTCCAAACGACTGTTGACGAGCTGCATGATGAACTCACGCTGCTTTGCTGTAAAATCACGAAGGACCTTTTTCAAGTCCTCAATGTCATTTCTGGCAGCCTTATGGCTGTCGAAGTCGATCTCTCGAATATCCTTGGCGAGACGTTGGCCTGACTCACCAAACTGTTCGATGAACGTCGCTCCTCTCAACCCATACTTCTGTCCGAGGAACTTGAGAGAGTCAAAGGCTGGGTAGAAGCCCATTTGAGCCGTTAGATAGGCTGTCTTAAGCTCTCTCGCGATGTCTTCAACCCATCCAACGTAGATGATACCCCGACGCTCGATTTTACGGTTGAGGGCTTCCCTCAAGTCTTCAGCCGTCTCAGGATCTACGGCTTCCACAATCTTATCCCTCAGAGCCTGAAGACCTTCTTGTTCGAGGACTTCGATGTCCTCAACGGGAATCTCTAACTCCGCTGCGATCTGGTCATTGTCCATCCTTGTAGTGTACTTGAGTTGGAGGACCCTCCTCTGATCCTGAGGAAGGTCTGCCATCGCACGGTTCAATGCTCTTAGGGCTTCTTCTTTTCCGGCAAGATCAATACCACCCTCGTCAGTCACAGCCTTCTCTGCTTTGGACGGACGAGGGGCGAAGCTATCAGCCAAGCCTTCCTGGGCAAACTCCGTCCCGAGAGAGCTACGGACTTTTGTTGCCTGCTGCTCAAGCTCCTCGATTGGGGTCTTGATGGTCTTGCGTTGGATTGAGGACTTTGGTCTTCCAGCCTTTCGTGGAAGTCGAGCCCTTTCAGTCGAGAGAAGCCAGTCGAAGAAAAGATCAGCCTCAGGTGCTCTAAAGACCTCCTTGAACTCCGCCCTCAACTCACCTTCCGTTTCAGCCTTCCCTGAGCCTGTCCAAGGCTTGGCGGGGTAGGCTTTGATGGGAAGGGTGGAGAGGAGCTTTTTGTAGAAGGCTTCTCCTTTGGTGGCGAGCTCAGGAGAGAGTTTTGAGGATTCACTAAGTGAAGGCTCAGGGGGCTTTGCCTCGGATTCAAGCCTCAGCTTACACGAAGGACACTCTTTTACCAAGGAAAGTACTCGATCCTCAACAATTCTATGGAGTTGACCTCCTGTTACAGTATACGGAGGTGAGGGATCACCAATTGGGACAACCTTGGCCTCTGTAACTCTACCACTCTTATCCCTCGCAATAGAGGCTACCTTAGCTGATGTGTCAGCGTAATAAACAAAATCCCCAACCCCCAAGTCATTTATTCGACTTCCCTTCGGTGCAACGTCCGGACCAATCTTTCCCGCAGTAGTTGGAGGAGTTAGAGCTGCCTTTGCAATCTCGATCATAATTGGTGGAAACTTAATTTCCTTGGACTGTCTTGCCCTCTCCCACTCTGCCATTTCTCTAAAAAGGGACTCACCCAACACATACTCACGTTGCATCTCCCTCCCAGTCAGCTTAGTTCTTTGACCTTCTTGAGAAATTGTGATAGACCCCAGACGACCATCCTCTGTGAACTCCAATTCTTTTACCACTGCTGGTCTGCCATTTCGGAGAAAGACTTCCTCCAGCCTTAGCTCGTTGATGAGTGACTTTTTCGGACCAACTCCTTTCGCTTTTGCCTCGGTGGGTGGTGCTGGAGCCGTTGGCCTCACGACCCGGACGGGCTTAGGTGGAGCCTTCTCCAGCTTCTTCTCCTCAATCGTCTTTCCCTCCATCGCCTCCACCATCGTTAACTTCACCGGCGGACGTTCTTCCTCCACCGACTCAATAACCTCCTCCTCAACCTGTGCCTCAAGAGCCTCCTTTTGCCTCTCCTTGGTCTGCTGCCTAAGAGCCTTCGATTCCTTTTTAGTGAGTCCCCCTTCCCTCGGCTTCGTCCCAAGAACCCTCGCACCTCTTTCTCGCTTCTTGATCTCTCTGTCCGCCTTTGCAATCCTCTGTCTAGCATCTGCGAGCTCCCTCAATAACTTCTTATTTTGAAGAGCTTTCGAGGGGGCAGTTAGAATCTCCCGAACCATCTCCTTTACAGCACCAATTTCATTCCTTGCCTTAGCCTCATCGATAGCCTTCTCGTGAATGATATTCTCAAGCTCTTCTAGTCTCCCTTTTGCTTTCTCCATCTTTGCTTCAAGAGAAGAAGGCGTCGACACACCAAAGGCAAACCCAGGCATTGCACCAAGAGTAAAGGATTGAAGGAACTCAGACGGAGTCATCTTCTCAAGAGCCTCTTCATCAACTCCACTCAGCACCTGGGTGATTCTATCGAGGAAGTCCTGGATTGATTCTTCTGAACCTTCAGCAACCGCAGAGCTTAGGGCTCTCATGAACCTCGCTCGAAGCCCAGGAGCCTTCCCAAAGATTTTCATCAATGGGAAAACCTCTACAACCCCCGCAGCTACGCCATAGCCTATGGCTCCAGATCCTGCAATCTCCTCAGCCTCATTCTTCGAGTACCCCTTTTCCATCAGCTTGAATCTATAATCGTCATAGCTGAGGCCAGCCTCCATTGCACCAGCAATAGTCCCACCAACTACTGCGGCAGCTGTAGGACCTCCAACTGCTCCAGCAGCCAACGCTGGACCGATGATCGTGCCCATCGTGGCAGTAGCCTCAGGACCATGATATAAGAACCACTTCCACGAGAATGGCTCGTCAATCCCTGGGTATTCCCCAGCTAGTCTAGTCGGAATCTCCTTTCCCCATTTCGCTCTCCACTCTCTAATATCCTTGAAGAGTGCACTATCTCGCATGGAAGAGAGAAGGAACCTTCCAGCTCCTGCAATCTCTCTTGATCCTCTCTTCATCTTCCCTTCAAAGATTGGGACTTCCCCAATCTTTGATGGTACAAATGAAGTCATCCTTCCCTCATCATCTCTCGGGAATTCAATCCGCGTTCTAGTCCTCCGTGGAGCTTCCTCAATCCTCCTCAAGACATCCCCACCAGCACCAAGCAGTGCCTCTGGGGCTCCTGTAACTGCAGCAGATCCAATCAGGGTACCACTGAGTGTACCTGCCAATGGGTACTTCGCAAGGGGTGAAGGCTCATGGTATGGTGCTAGAGGACCACTTTGTGCGAGCCCTGTGAAATCAACTCCAAGAGTTTCTGGATAGGGAATGGTATCCCACCAGTTGACTCGTGCTCTCTTCCTTCTGATGGGAACAGAGATTGTCCCTTCTGGTGGGGAAGTCACGGTGCTCTCCTCTCAAATATTGGAAGATTTTCCTCAAAGACCCAACTTGTGCCACCAAGAGGATCTGGAACCTCGTACATCATCTTCCCAGTTGACGGGTCGAATCGAGCGTCAAGGGCTCTTCCAGAATTCACGATCTCCTCAGCCCGTTCGAGCTGCTCGGGAGACCAAGTCGAAGTCCCACCTCCAGTAGCAGGAGTCCCAGTGACCTCGGTGATCTTCTTCCTTGTATCCTCAATTTTTCTCGTGACAGCCTCGAAAGCCTTTACGATTTCTTTGTACTCAGGGCCTTCCATATCATAACCGAAATTCCTTTGATCGCTCAAGTCATCACGCAGCTGATTTCGAAGATCAAGATCAGCTTTGAGTTCAGTCTGGAGAACATCTACCTGGGCCTGTTGTTGTGGGGTGAGATACTGACGACGAGGAGCTCTCCCAGCTCCGTAGTAGTCAGCCATTGCTGACTCTTTCTCGGTCTGAGCCATTCTCAACCCCATCAAGACGTCGTGAAGCTCATCTTGCCTCTTCCCTTCCCTCATCAACGTATCCGCAACCCCCTTCGCAGACGAGACGAGGAAGTTAAAGGTTGCATCACCCTCTTGAATTGGGTAAGGATAAAGCTGTTGGATCTCTCCAAGCCTCGACGCCACGTAGCCCTCGATCTCACCAGGCTTTAGCTCAAGGTCTCCTGCCGCAATCTCGCCCACTCCCTTGTAGAACGACTCCAGCTGTTGTTGTCGAGACTTCTGCTCTTGAGCCTTCGCAGTAGCTGTGGCCTGCTTGGATGCCGCTGTAGCAGCCTTAGTCCTCTCCTCTTCAAGTGGAAGCATCGCCGCAGCGTGCTCAGCAGCAAGACGAGAGGTTTCAGTCAACTGGTTTTGGTAGGATATTCGTGACTGAGTGAGAGCTTGCTGGAGATCTTGCATCTCCTCAAACGAAGAAACTTGCTTCCCCAACAACTCATTCTGCAGAGCTTGAGTCTGGATAGCCGCAAGGTTAGCCTTGATCTTCTGGCCAGCGAGGAAACCTCTTGTAAGGGAGTCAACTGGACCTTCCATCTGTTGAATTGCCATCACCTACCTCACTTTCCACCAAAGATGCCAGTGCCACCCTCACCAGGTTTAGGAATCCCAGGAACACCGAAGAGTCCCGCACCGAGGAGAGTACCACCAAGACCGAAGAGTTGTGACCCAAGCCCAGGAGTTGAGTAAGCCTGCGGCTGGACCCCAGTCCTCGTAGGCTGCAGCCCAATCCCAAGAGCACCAAGCTGTTGCTGCCTTGCACTCATCAGGTCTGCGAGCTGCATCTGTGCAAGTTGGGCCGTAGCATTGGAATAGACATCTCCAAGGGCCCTTGCCAACACCGTTGATTTGCGAGAGCTAAGGCCTCCATGTCTAGAAAATCCAGCCTCGATCATCGGAGAGATGTCTTGCTCAAAAGACCTTAGAGAGGGTTGAAGGACACTACCCTTCCAATATTTCTTGATATCCTCTGGACTCGGCTCAAAAGCCCCCTCCCCGCCAAGAGACTCGTAGAGACGCTCCGCCAGTCGAGATTGAAGCCTTCCCTGTTTACCAGAGAGAAGGCTCAAGACTCTTGGATCAACCGTCTTAACATCCGGTTCGAAGAAGTCGCCCATTGAGGGATCTCCTTTGTACTTTGTCGAAAAGGTCGTCATCGACCAGATTGAGCTTCACGACAGAAGCAATGGTTTTGAAACGATACTTTCTGTAGAGTGCATCCGTATCTCTCATCGTCCTTGCACGAATGTACTTCTTTCTGAGACCCTTCGCCCACACGATGATTTCCGAAAGGAAGCGGTCTCCAAGGTGGGGGTAGTCTGGATAGCCTATCCATGCTTGGGATAGCTCCACAAAGGGAAAGTAACGTCCGGGGTTACGAGAGGTTGTTGAGCCGATTAGTTTGCCATCTTCATCCCTCGCAACAAGGATCTGAATTGAATCAGGGTTGGTCAAGATAGTGTGGAGGACTTCCTGAAGAAATGGTTCACGCAGACTTCCGTCAGAGAAAACCCAATGAGGGACGAGAGCTTCAATTGTCTCAGCGTCCCAGATTCTGTCAATCGTTAACTCCATATCAATTCTCCATTTCTGTTAAGCGACCATCCAAAGTACCTTAAGTTGATTAATCTACACTTATCATCCTTCAATACCTGATCCCAATCCTCATCACGCTTCATAAGCCTCCATCGGCTCAGAAGGCGATCTGGCTCTACAGTCGAATCGCCAAAACTAGATCCGACCCAAGCTAGTGAAGGAAGTCTCTCATGATGAGACCACCCATACTTCCATTCAACCTTGAGGAGATAGTAAGGATCTATAAGCCACTTGTCGTAGAAGATCGTTGCATTCTCAATGTAGTAGGGCCAAAGCTCAATCTGATCACTCCAGTCAGGGGTTCCTCTTCTCTGGTCCCTACAGTAACAAATCTTGGATGCCATCATGTTGTAGAAACTACGACAGACTACAACTCGTTGACCTGGGGTGTCTGGAATCTCGGTTTTGTTCTCAAAGGTGATGATCTCCTTACCCTCAGGGGGGATATCTGGAAGATCCTTTGATGGTAGATAGTTGTTGTGATGGACTGAACCAGGAAACCTAGCCCCAATCCAATCTACAATTGCGTGGTTTCCACTTCGGGTGAGGCCATAAACCCAAATCATCTCTCGAAGGCGTTCAGTTGGAAGGTCGTCTATCTTCATTTCTTTGATGCCCTCAAATCAAAGATTCTCTGAACATCCTCCCTTTGCTCCTTCAAGGTTGGAAGTCTGAACCCACAGAGGGACTCTAGTTCGTCATCCCCATATCGTCGGTTACTTTGGATCTTGGCACGAAAGGTTTTGATGTCCTCAAACTCCTTCTCAAACCTTTCCAGAGCCTTGAGAGGACTTAGCTGCTTGAGGAAGGGATGATAGATTTTCTCGAAAACCCCATCCTCAAAAAGGGAATAAGTCATAACCAGTTGGTTGAAAGAGGCCTCCCAACTGTTCATGAAGTATCCCCTCATATCACGATCAAACCGATGACCGACGATTACCTCGTTGATCCGACGAACTTGGAAACCACTCAACCAAGACCGGAGTGAAAGATCCTGTTCTTCAAACCCCCATCCATAAAGGTTCGGATTCCACCCTCCAAGTTCTCTCCAGATAGGACGAGGAATGATGTAGCAAGCTCCAAGAACGCATGGGATGATTTCAACTTGTGTAATCGGTCCCCTAGGTAACCAACTTATTCCGATGGCAAAAGAGTCTCCTCGACGTGCAAAAGAAGCTCCTCCAAGGAGTTGTCTTTGGTTGTGAAGCTCAAACCCTGAACAGGCACAACAGAAGATTGAGTAAGGATGATTCTCAGCCGCTAGCTTGATTGGCCCAAGCCATCCCTGAGGCATTCTCATATGAGCGTCCAAGACGATCACCAAATCACCAGAAGAACGAGTTACCCCAAATCTCTTTGCGGGTCCAGCTCCTAGCCTTTCAGGAGTCCGAACAACATTTACGCCTGGAAAGGAACCGAGTCGATCCGCGATAGGTTCATCTGAACAATCATCAACGACAATAATTTCATAAGGTTCCGGGTTCGATGAATAGGCGTGAGCAACTGTGGTAAGAAGATCACGACCCTCGTTATAAGCTGCAATCACAATTGAAACATTCATTTAGAAGAGTCCTCCAGGATCACCACCCATCGGGCCGGGTCCAGGAACAGATGGGCTAATAGATGCACTAGTTGTCGGAGCAGTTACAAGAGTTCCTGTAGTAGTTCCAGTTGTCGCGGCTGTTGTTGTAGTTGTCG